TAGTTGTTGTATCAAAGTACAACGCACCATCTACTAAAGCATCCCCATCATTATCTAATGTAGGTCCTGATGATTTAACACCAAGATACCTATCATCGAATGAATCATAAGATGCTGCTGCATTAGTCTCGCTTATCGCTGCTGCAGCTTCACTAGCTGCTGCCGCTGTTTCACTAGCCGATGCCGCTGCTGCGGAGTTATCAATAGCAATCGTATCACCTGCGTTACCATCATAAAATGAATTTCTAGGCATATTATTCTCCTATATTAAAGCTTCAGAAAATATCTGTGTAAATGTAGCTCCTTTGAGCTCTGCCTCTTTAGCTTTATCGTTTAATGTTGTGACCTTATCTAAGAACATTTGATAATATCTAGCCTCGTCCTCAACACTTCCTAAGAAAGCAGATCCAATAGCTAATGATGAATAAAGAACTGTTTCATACTCGCTAGACAAGATATAAGGAATTACTTCAATAGTAGCAGTTCCAGTTCCAGTTCCAACTCCTGTGGCATTAAATATAACACCTACAGTGTTACCTGAAGCTCCTATTGCTGTGAAATCTGTCGTTCCAACTGTAGTAATCGTATAGTACTTACCAATCGTAAACGCACCAGCTGTTGTAGTAGTTGAAGAGGTAGTGCCAATAGCCTCGTCAGCCTTATAATACTTTAACACATACTCACCAGAAGCACTTTGCTCTCCTTCTTTATCTGTTAATAAGAAACTAGTTAGCTCTCTAGTGAAAGAGTAATTCATCTTGTTATTATGAAAAGCCTTGCCATCAATCCTGCGATAGGAAATATCATCGTCTTTATCAGAGTCTGTCCAAGTACCGCTAGCAGCTGAACATAAAGCTCTAGTTGTATTAGTAGTTGGAGCAACCGAACAGGTTCCTGCCTTTACTAATCTTAATTCAATTAACTCTAGGAACCTAGAAGGAATAGTAATACTAGAATTGCTACTAGCTACTGAGAAGCCTTCTAAAGCCTCTAAGGGGGGAATTCTTAATTCCTCATAAACCTTAGCTTCAGCCATCTGAATGAATAAATCAAGCTGAGTATCGGTTAAATCTGTTCTGTTCAGCCAATCCGCAATATTTGTGCGTAATGTAGCTTGATCTATGATGGCCATATAGGGCTCCTAAATTAGTTAGTAATACATAAGATGAGGATATTTAAACTTCATGATATGTTTAAACTTTCTCATTTCTTCAGGTTGGATATTCTTATCATGGATATTAATTCCATACTTTGTCATAATATCTAATGCAATTGTATCTGGTACATTGCAAAACGGTTTAAATCCTGAATCGATTCGCTTGTTTTTTTTACCGAACTCTCTTTGAGCTTTCGCCCATTCTAAATGAGGCTCGATATCTTGTACTATACCAATGCCACTGGCATCTGAATGTACTTCATAATCTTTAAATAATTGTTCTCTTATTTCTCTCATCTCTCATCTCTCATCTCTTTATTATTCTTACCGACAAAGACTCTTAGAATCTTTCTTGGTAAGAATAACCCCCACCCGAAAGCAGGGGTTAATTCAACTTTGCTTAACCTATTAAGTTAAAGACACATCAATGATAACACCGTTACCAGATGGACTCTTAGCTTCCAAAGTACACTCGTGTACCATGTAAGAACGTAAAGAGTCACCGTCTTCGTTGATATCACGGAACTGAATCGGACGAAGAGTTGCAACTGATAATAGAGAAGGATCGTAAACGAACACTTCAGTATCATCCATTAAGTAGTTGTGAACTAACTCAACATCACCAAAGTCAGATTCATACAAATCAACTGATTGGCGTAACTTGCCCTTCTCATCAATATTTCTACGAGTATTCATAGAAGAAGTATTAACTAAGTTAGAGAAGTTTACTTTGTTAGCTGTTGACATCATTACTTTAGATGGAGCTGCAGAAGTTTCGCCGTTAATTTCACGAAGAATTTCATTGATGCTTGCTAAAGTAAATGGCTCAGAAGCCTTACCAGTACCAGATGAAGATGCAACATCAGAACCATCACCAGCAGCTTGTGTCACTGTTAATGATCCAGAAGTTACAGATGCAACAGATTCTGCTACACCAGCATAAGACTGGTATCCGCCCATCTTACGAGCGTATGCTTGAATGCCACCTGAGGCTGAAGAGCCTTGCGTACCTTTTGTTTGAGAAGACACTAAAGTCTTCTCAATGTCACGCATGATTTCTTTACCTCGCTTCTCAGTCTGATATTTGAATTCAGACTTACGTCCAGCCTTGTCTACAGCTTCAAGAGAACCAGAAACACGAATACCTTTAGTAAAGATCTGTGCCTTGTTATCAATCTTCTGTACAACAGGACCGGCAGATTCTGCGAAGCTTGAACCTTCAACTGCAGCTTGCAATGCAGCAGCAGCTAAAGTGTCGGTTGACCATTCATGAGTAATCGCAGAAGCTTTGTTCTTACCGATTGAAGACATGAATGGAGTCATATCTCTAGATATATTAGAGATGTAGTTTGCTAGGTCCTCTTTCTGAGAACCCTGAGCAGTAAAACTGCCCGTTATGGTTGAAGTACCAAATTTAGTAGCCATTTTGCTATCCTTATATTAGACAGGCTGACTAGCCAAACATATTGTCAATAACATTATCAAAGAGAACTTTTGAATCGTTCTCTGTTCCTTTGCCTTTACTAACTCTTTGTCTAGACTGATCAACTCTGTTTTCTTTTTTAGTTGTTTTAGAAACAGGCTTTTTAGTTGAGACTCTTTTAACTGGGGCTTTCTTTCGTTTAACAGCCCCCTTAGAAGTAGTTTCAGCTAATCTTCGGAATTTGTCCACAAATGCAACTACTGCAGGATCTACCATTGAGTCAACAAGATGTTCAGGTAGTCCGCCTTTTAAAGCGAACTCTCTGTTAGCTTGTGCCACATCGTTTGACCAATCTGGAACATACTCAGGAATTGCAGTATGGAATGCTTCAACTTGTTTGTTGAATTGCCCCACTTGCTCTTCTTGAACCTTTCGTCCCATATTTTCCAACATTGAATCTCTGTTAGTTTTACGTTGAGAATATTCCTTTGTCGCCTTATTAAACTGTCTTTCTAGTTTACTAGCTTCAAAGTCATCTTCAGCGTAAGCTTCATCAACCTTCTTTTCAAGGTTTGATAAGATTCGCTTGTCTTTGTCATCTTGATCTTGTAGTAACTGTGCATTTATTTGAGCAAATACCTGAGCGTCTGCTTTATAAGCATCTAACTCTTTTGCCTGTTTCGCAAGTTCATCCCCTTTCTTCGACTGATGTTGTTTAGTCTGATAATTAGCGACAAGCTCTTCCATAGTGACATTGCTTTCTTCCCCATCAATCTTAACTGGGACTACAAAGTCCATATCGATTTCACCTTCTTCACCTTCTTCCGAATCATCTGCATCGTCATCTTGGGTAGCGTCCGTAGACTCATCCTCATCCTCAGCTTCTTCCTCTTCACTATCTTCCTCTACTTCATCAACTTCTTCAGCGTCCTCGTCAACGATGGGACCACCGTCTGTGAGTTCTTCTGTGTCTTCATTACTTTCTTGGGTAGCGATCTCATCTGTACCGAGCATCTCATCCGCCAAAGCATCAAAGTCAAAGTCTGAAACTTGCGACTCATCTCCATTACTAAAGGTAGCTTCGCTTTTTTGTTCTGACATATAGTCTCCTATTATAGGAGGGTCTATTTAAACCCTCTCAATCAATCATCAAATAGTTCTTAAATAGAACCTCTTATTTCTTGCCTTTACATTTATCACCGTGCCATCTACCATAAGTTAACTTTGTTAACCCTGTTTGACCACAATGCTCACATGTAANTGAACCNTCTTGCGTAACCTCTTTCTTCGCTGGTTTTGCTTTAGCATTAAGCCTTTGCATTGCAAGAATGTTTTCTTTAGCTTTAATTAAGTTGTTAAGCTCAGAAGCTTGAGCACCTAGCCCACGCCCTAAAGCAATCGTACTTAATGTCATCTTTATGCTAGATTCAATTCTAGCTAGAGCTTTTCCCTCTACATCATTCATCATTCATCATCCTTTTCACGAGCTTTGTTATTTTTAGCAGTAATTGAGCGCTCGATGTTCTTCATCACTGCTCCTTGACTAATTGCTAACTTATAGAGAAACTCTCTCGATTCTGTTTCAAAGTGCTTAGTTTCTAGCCACTGTGTAAACAGTTGATTGAGAATATCCTCAGTCACCATAGTCATAGTATCTTTTATTTCATCACATTGGTAGCCTTTAGTCAAGGTCCTTTGTGCATCATCATAAACCGATACCTTTTTTGGTTTTCCATCAGGGTCTTTCTTATAACCCTGCTGTCTATTGTATTTTTGTGTCATCTATCTCTCATCTATTGTTGTTGCCCACCCATCATTGCTGATGGATCCATACCCATTTGCTCTGCCATCTGCATAGCTTGCTCAGGGTTTTCTATAGCAGCTTGGGCTAATTGCTCACCTTGCTGTTGTATCTCTGCTGCTTCTTTCTCTTGCTCTTCAGTATCCTGATAAAGGCTTTCAAAGTCAACAGGAACTTGTCTAGGCACTTGTGCCCCTTCAGTTCCTTGAGCTTTAACAGCGACCTCAGCCCACTTACGATTTGATTCATCTTGTGCTGTGAGTAACTGACGCTTATTATCAATCTTCTTATTGTCAATCTCAGCCTTCAAGTAACTAATATTAGCAGAAGCTGTCTTAGTATCAAGCTCTGCCTTAGCCAACTCTATCTGCTTAGCTTTCTCAGAAAGATCATTTGCCTCTTGTTGCTTCTGCTGTATCTGTTGTTGAGCAGCTTCATCAGCAGGATCTATTAAGTATCTAGTAGGATCTAGACCCATGTTTGCCACAATATCAGTTGCAAGATTAAATGCAGCCATTGGATTTATATATGCAGCTGCCTCAGGATCTTGGGCCATCATAGGAAGTAATTGAGCTATTTCATTCAATTTCATACCAGTGTTCTGATTTGAATTCTCCCCAAGGTTAGCTTGTATCTCAAGATCCATATTTGAAGGCATGGTCTGTAAATCATCAGCAGATAATGAAGCATAACCTTTGTCTGTCTTGTATCTCATAGGATTCTTTAAATTCGACTTCATCTCTTTCAAGACTCCACGACATAAATCCTTAATACCNCTTTCAACAAATCTTCTAGCAATGTGTTCAACACGAATTTGAGCAGCGTTCTGAGCGCCAGCCATCTTCTGCTCAGAGTTGCCAGAAACAAACAATGTATCATTTAATCCCATTGCAGTTTTAGTAAGCCCTGTTGATTGCTCTTTTTGCAAACCTAAGAACTCAAGCATTCCAGCTGTTCCTGGGCTTATTTGCTCAGGAGTAATCTGTTGTATAGCATTCGCAGGAGAACCGTTAGTAGCAATAATTTGCTTAGGTAATGGGTTCTGTAAAGCGGCAAAGTCTACTACATTAGGATCGGCTAGCGTTCTGCCGTAATTACCAAAATAAACATTCTCTACGAAGCCACGCATAACAGCTGTAGTAGCTTGCGTCTGTGGGCGAGCCATATCTAATAATGACAACCCGTAGAATTCATGAGGAATCTCAATTGGATTCAATATTGCAATCGGAATATAGGAAGCGTCTTCTTCTTCTAGAATTGTGTTTCCAGCTTTAATGACATGCTTTAATTCAGCAATACCATCACCGTCACGATCAGAACGAATCCAACATTCAACCACAGTAATAGAGATATTTGCCTCATCTTCCGCATCATCTACATTACTCCAGTTATCGATACCTGCTGATTGCTTACGAGCATAAGACTCAAGAGACCATTCAGAATCTCTGAAAGAAGCCTCTTCCCCCATCTCAGAAAGGTCTCCAGTAAAGTCTGGCCAGTTAATTCTAATCTCAGAATGGGTCATGTCGGTTACTAAACCAACAAACTTAGCCTCAGCAACTGTATCTGCTGCCTTATCAATCATAAATGATTCAGGAGGTATATTAGTTACCTTAACTCCAGATTTGTCAATCTTTCGTCTTAATCTAACATCTTCATAGACAACGGTATCCCCTAACTCTAGGTTGATAAATTCGCTCTCTTGGATGTTAAGATCTCCAACAATCTCTACATCTGTATCAGACAAGATTTGATCTAGCACTTCTTGTTGAATGGTATCGTACTCTTCAACTTCGTAGTCAAATCTTTCTTCCCATCCCCAGGTTAGCGCACTGTTCCCAAATACAACTGCAGACTTAATCCATGTTTCAAGCTTAGTCCAGCCATTAGGATTAGAATTGAATAGGCAGTAGTTCACTACATCCGATGCAACCTGGGAGGCCTTTATAGAGGCCACTTCGTTGCTATACGGTGTGAATAATGCTAACTTATTGTTATCAAGTAGTAACTTAGTTAACAGCGCGGTGTAACCCTCTGCAATCTCTGCAGAATCTGAAGAAACAATCTTAGACACGCCTTGGGGAGATAAGTCTCCTTTAGCTTCTAAACTCATTTCATAAATTGAATTCTCTCTTCTCTTTGCAGCATCTGAAGACCCTGTATAACCA